ACAAAGATTTCTGGAAGGGAAAGCACGTTTATCTGGGGCTTGACCTTTCGCAGACAGAGGACAATACGGCGGTTGCTATGGTGACATACGATAATGATAAAATCTATGCCAAGGTATGGGGATTTCTGCCGGAAGGAAGGCGTGAGATTAAGAGTGCGAAGGAAAAAGTAGATTATCAGAAACTGGAACGGGAAGGCTGCTGCTTTGCCTGCGGCGATGAAGTTATTGATTATGGCTTCGTAGAACGGTTCATTTTAGGCTTGCAGAAGGAATACGGCGTGGTTATTGAACAGGTCGGCTATGACAAGTATAACGCCATCAGTACGGTGCAGAAGCTGGAGGGAGACGAGGATACGCCGCTGGAATGTGTTGAAATCATGCAGCACTCCAAGGTTTTGCATCGTCCGACAAAGCTATTGAAGGAATATATTTTGAACAAAAATTTCTGCTATGAGCCAAACAAGCTTTTGGAAATCAACTTCCAGAATGCCAGATGCACAGAGGATACCAACCTGAATAAATACGTCAACAAAAAGAAGTCCGCCGGAAAGGTGGATGCAGTTGTGGCCCTTATCAATGCGATATACTTGCTTGACCAAGGTGTGATTTTGGCAAATGAGAGCTGGGGCGCACAGGTAATTTAAGAGAGGAGGAGAAAAAAGTGGGTTTGTTTAGAAGAAAGGAAAAGCCGGAGGAGCGTGCTGATCCGGGGAGAGAGGTTGATGCATCTGACAGCCTGCTGAGAGCGCTAATCAGCGGAACCGACGTGGACAAGACGATTCTGTTACAGATTCCTGCTGTTAGGGGATGTTTGGAAAAGATTGCCGGAACGGTCTGCCGCCTGCCGATTAAGCTATACCGCAAGGTAGATGGTAAGGTCGAGGAAATCACAGAGGATGCCCGCCTGCGCCTGCTGAACAAGGAAACAGGGGATACCCTGAATGCAGATGAATTCTGGCGAGCCATGCTGGAGGATTACTATCTGGGCAGGGGTGCGTATGCATATATCAAAAAGAACGCAAGAGGAGAATATGAGGGCCTGCATTATGTGGAGGAAGAAAAGGTTTCTGTATTGAAAAACTATGATCCGATTCTGAAAAGCTATTCCATCATGGTTATGGGAAAAAGATATCATCCGTTTGAATTTCTGAAATTGCACAGACGAACAAAGGACGGATCCGAGGGGATTCCGCTGTGGCAGGACAATCCGTTAATTTTCAGCGTTGCCTATAATTCATTTGTTTTTGAGGAAAAATTAGTGAAAAAAGGCGGCAATAAGAGAGGTTTTATTGAAGCAGAGGACAAGCTTGACAAAGGCGCGATTGAATCCATCAAAAGGGCTTGGAATAACCTTTACAGCAACAATACAGATAATGTGGTGGTGCTGAACAAAGGGGCGAAATTTAAGGAATCTTCCAATACATCGGTGGAAATGCAGTTGAATGAGAACAAAGAAAGCAACGCGAAGGATATTTGCGGAATGTTCGGGTTTTCCTCCAGAATCCTGTATGGCGAAGCAACAGAGGAAGACAGAAAAGAGTATATCAATGCTGTGATGTCACTGTTAAATGTGATTGAGACGGCTCTAGATAAGGACTTACTGACCGAAAGGGAGAAGGAGTCTTTTTATTTTGCCTTTGATACCAAGGAATTAACGAGGGGCAGTTTGAAAGAGCGATACGAGGCCTATGCGCTTGGTCTTACAAATAATTTCTTGCAGATTGATGAAGTAAGAGCGAAGGAAGATATGGAGCCGCTGGGCTTCAAGTGGGTGCGTATCGGTCTGAATGACGTTCTGTTGGATGTGGAAAAAGGAATCATCTACACACCTAACATGAACGCTGTTGCGGATTTGAACAATCCGAAAGGAGGTGAAGGAAATGAAGATTGAGGTAAGGACAGACAACTCTGTAAAGATTACCGGATATGTGAATGCCGTAGAACGGGAGAGCAAGCCGGTAGCCACGCCGAAGGGCATGGTAAATGAGCTGGTGGAAAGCGGTGTATTTCATCGTGCGTTAGACGTTGCCGGGGACATACCGATGACCATTGACCACATTCCAACGGAAGTGGTTGCACGAACAGCAGACGGAAGTCTGAAGCTGAAGGAAGATAACATCGGTCTTTGGGCGGAGTCGGTTGTAACAGAGGAACGGGTTGTGCGTGCGGCAAAGGAAGGAAAACTGAAGGGCTGGAGCTTTGGCATGACAAACGTACTGGACGCAGTAGAGGAAAGAACCGAAAAGCTGCCTTTGCGGCGCATCAAGGGGATGGCGCTTGACCATGTGACCTTAGTGATTGATAAGATTCCTGCGTATAGTGCAACATCCGTTGAACTGCGTGCAGGGACAGAGGAATATCTGGAGACAAGAACCTTTGACAGTACGGTAGAAGTGTCTGCAACAAAAAATGTGGACTATTCTAAATACGAAGAAAGAATTAAAAAAGCGAAAGGGGAATAAAAATCATGGAATTTTTGAAGAAAATGAGAGAAAACCGAGAAGAAAAGGTAAAAGCACTGGAAAATGTTCTGAATGCGGCCAAAACCGAGAACAGAGCCATGACCGCGGAGGAACAGGCGAGCTTCGATGCGATTGAAAAGGAAATTGCTGATATTGATAAGACGATTGAAGCGGAAGAAAGGGCAGCCAAGGCGAAAAACACGAAGGAAACGGGTGACAATGGTGCCGAACAGAAAACGCAGGAGGAACTGGAAGAAAGAGCCTTTGTGAAGTATGTTCTGGGCGCAGCGGCAGGCTTGGAGGAAAGAGCCGGCGAATTGAATCTGACAATGGCAAACAACGGTGCAATTGTACCGACATCTATTGCAAACAAAATCATCAAAAAGGTTAAGGACATTTCCCCGATCCTCTCCAGAGCGACTGTATATTACATGACAGGCGAGTTGAAGGTTCCTGTTTATGGCGAAAGCGAAGGTCATGATGTAAAGGTTGCATATTCCGATGACTTTACGGAACTGACAGCGGATGCAGGCAAATTTACATCCGTAGACCTGAAAGGTTATCTGGTGGGCGCACTGACACTGATTGGTAGAAAGCTGAAAACAAATGCCATGTTCAATGTGACAGATTTCATCGTGAACTATATGGCAGAAGAAATTGCATCCTTCTTGGAGGGGGAACTGCTGAACGGAACACCATCCAAGATGGAAGGCGCACTGTCTACCACAAATGAGAAAACAGCAGCGGCAGCGGCGGCTATCAATGCGGATGAACTGATTGACTTGCAGGCGCAGGTGAAGCAGGCGTTCCAGTCTGATGCGTGCTGGATTATGCACCCCGAGACTTTCACGGCAGTTAAGAAGCTGAAAGACGGGCAGAACAGATATCTTTTGCAGGACGATTTTACAGGAGAATTCCCGTATAGACTGCTGGGCAAGCCTGTATTCGTATCTGACAATATGCCTAAGATTGCGACAGGCAAAAAGACGGTTCTGTACGGCGATATGAGCGGGCTGTCTGTAAAGATTGCAGAACAGTTGGAAATTGAGGTTCTGCGTGAAAAATACGCAACACAGCATGCCATTGGTGTAGTTGCATGGATGGAGCTGGATTCCAAAGTAACGGACAGTCAGCGTATGGCGGTGCTGAAAATGGCTTAAGGGGGTAACGGCATGAAGGTAAGAGCAACGATAAGCTTTAGTGGTTTGATTTCGATGTATGCCG